TAAGAACGCGTATGTTGGACCTTTGCCACCTCTTATCGAGCGGCGAAATAAAACGTTGGTTCCTATCTCTCCAGACAAAGCCCTATCATACTTTCTAAACACATATTCCATTGAATCAAATGGAATTGACTGTTTGTTCAAGTGCCTTGGTTTGGTGATAATTCCTATTGAGTGCAAATACAAAACAGGTAATGTTGCTGCAGCAAATGCGCAAATCGTTGACATGCCAAATGCAACATTTCCCTTTGTTATCCCTGCTCAACCAAATATGACGGCGATGTTTATGAGTAAAGAATCTGTCGAGAGTTATTCTCCAATTGTAATAAATGAGAGCATCATTTTCAATCCAGAAACTTTTGTGGTGCCTTTCCCGCTTTTGTTTTTGATATTTGGGTATGACATGAAAATGAGAAATAACATGCAAACAAAAAGAAGCGATATAAGAAATATGTTTTTACCGAAGCTACAAGTATTAAATAGTGCCTACAAGAAATTACAAAAACAAACAACACAGTTCAAAGATAAGTTCAACAGTTATTTTGGCATTGACATTGTCAATCAAAGAGGAGGTTTAACCACTGAAGAATGGGAATCGGAAATAACAAGGAACCTTCAACAGCTAAGGAGACAATGGCATGATATCGAGAAAGAAAAACAAAAGTTAAAAAAAGTAACTCAAAAACGACCCTATAATATTAGACAAGGAGAAATTGTAAACGAAATTGAAAAGAATGAAAAGTTATTAAAAGATATACTCTTGGAGAAAGAACAAGAAAAATACAGAAATGAACAAACTGCTGCTTTGAGATTCTATGAAAATAACCCAAATAAAAATCAACAAAGTCGCGCTCTTGAACTAGAGCAACTGAATAAACAGTTTTTATATTTTTTGGCACATTATCCACATTCTCGGGAACAAGACAAGCAGTACCAAGAGTTTATCTGGACCATGCAGAGAGAAAAAATGAAACAACAAGCAATAGCGGAGTGGGAAAGTTATTTGCCGCAAATGGATAACCATCAGCAGCAATTTGTTCAGTTCCTCAAACAACATCCTTTCAAAGGTTCGCAGCAATTGATGGAGGATCAAGTGCGTGAGTTCAACTTCACCCTATCTCAGCAAAGAAAAATAATACAAAATTTTCTAAACAACGATTACGTGCCAACCTATGACCCAATGGTTGATTATCAAGGGATGAATGAGTTGTTAAATGGACTTCGAAGAGAATACAACAATGCATTGGTGGAATTTGAAGTAAGAGCCATTGAAGGATACGACTCAGAGGCAGATGAACGTAGCGAACGTGAAGCATTGGAAAGTGAGCAAGCTCATTATGCAGAAACAGCAAATTGGTGGAATCAACAAAGCCTCCAAAACCCATACCAGCCGCAAAATGAAGCAAATTTTAATATGCAAAATAGCTTACGAAATGCCCAGCAAGCAAGACAAAGAAGGGAAAACTGGCAAAATGAGGCATACAAGCAACAGTTCATGAGGCAACAAGCACAGTTGCAACAGCAGGGTGACAAGTGGGAAGATGATATTGCCGAGAACCAGAAAGCACTGCAACAACAGGACAAATATCAAAGACTGGCACAGCTGCAACACTCTTTACAAAACTACGGACTTTATCCGACAAACCAGTCTTCTTATCCGACAAACCAGTCTTCTTATCCGACAAACCAGTCTTCTTATCCGACAAACCAGTCTTCTTATCCGACAAACCAGTCTTCTTATCCGACAAACCAGTCTTCTTATCCCATGTCAATTGATGGTCAACACCAAATTGATGGTCCACAACAAATTAATGGTCTACAACAAATTGATGGTCCACAACAAATTGATGGTCAAACGAGAGTGGGGTCTCCTTATCCCATGTCAATTGAGGGTAAAATCAATGAGGGCAATTCACCAACTACAGCTCCTTCTTCAAAAACTAATGTTCCTGTTCCTGTCTATCATACAATGTCTTTGAGACAGACGTTGAAAAACAACCCAGTCCAGGGACCAGCCGCTCCTGGAGCAGCAAGACCTGGTTCGGCAGTACCTGGTTCGGCAGTATCTGGTTCGGCAGTATCTGGTTTGGCAGTACCTGGAGCAGCACCAAAGGGTATTTTGAAATCAGCGTCATCTTATATTGCCCGTCCAGCAACACCTTATAACCGTGTGAATACACCACCTCCACCAGGGGCAGCTCCTGCGGGGGTACCTGCCCCTGCAGAACCTTTACCTGCAATGCCGTCTTTGACCTCAGCTGCTTATGCCATCAATATTGAATTGCAGTTGCGTGGAGTAGGTGGACCACAGAGTTCATCAGAAGATGCATCCAATGCGCGATGCAAAGAAATTTCCGATGCAATGTGGCGGTCGCTCTCTGACCTTACTGGCATGCCCCAATTAATGCCACCTGCAAAGGTACCAGCTGCAAAAACAGCAAAAAAAGTCCGTGGTGGGAGAAACGTCCACAAAAAGTGCGAGTACAAAACACGAAGAAAACATTCTCATTCTTCTGGCAAAAAACGAGGAACACGAAAGCACGTGAAGGTCTTGCCACCCAGAATACCCCGAAAGACACGAAGAAGACAGGCGGAATAAATCAGTCTTCACTTACAACTAACATATCATATATGCAATATCATGCGTTAAATTATATATGATATAAATACACCAATCTATATGATGTATATGATGTTATTGACCTAGACTGAATCGTTCAAAATCAAACTTGGTAAAGGTCTCCTTCTGCATTTTGCGCTGTTGTTCTCTTTTCGCTTTTTCTAACACAGCCAACGCCGCAGCCAATTCCGTGTCGGACACCGCACCATCTTCGTTCGTATCAATGAGTTTGTGTAAGACGCGGTACTGGTATGGAACAATACACAATGAACTCTCTTCGTTGAAGACGTAATCTGAAAGAATAGTGAATACGGCTGTTAGACCCAATGATGTGTAAATGTCACGTGTACCCATCCACGCCATCGAGAACACGAGGATTTGTTTGGTGACGGAATATTTGAGATACTCCTCCGTAGATTTGCTAAATTGAATTTGAATGAATTTCGAGCCAATGTTCAAGAGTATCATGACAACACCTGCAAAGAACTTGCTGTTGTTCAAATACATGATGTGATGGTTCGCATACGCAATGCCATTAAAGAGAGGTGTAAACAAGGTGGTGTTTCGTGCCCCCGCGGATTGCGCCGACGACAGAGTCCCATTCGCAGGTTGTAATGATGGTTGTGGTGGTGGTGGCAAGGACATCTACTAAAGTAACATGTGATTTTATTTTTTTTTATTTTTTATCACAAAATACTTAATTGGCGGAGGAACCTTGATAAACCATTGACGCTTCGGTTATAGAACCCTTCACAGGTTTGACGAACGTTTCTCTCCATCGGTCGGTACATTTCTTTGATTTTACGTGGCATAAATCCTTCTTGAGATTTATAGGTGGAGAGTAGTAGTATTCCTGTGAGTATTATTATTATTATTATTAGCAACAACAATGCCATAATCCACCGGCCTTGCATTAGTGGTTTCATATATAAAGCAGATATATAAAAAAAAATTATACAACAAGGTCTTTCATTTATACTGAGGCATAATCACTTGTGAAGAACGATTTGCTGGAAGGACTCACGTCGTCATGCTGTTCTCTCGACACCTCTGGAACAGGAACAGAATTGGATTGCTTACCTCTCAGCATATTGGACTCCTTGTCGGACAAACAGAACCCCTCTTTGGCTTCACTGGGTTCTTTGTCTTCTTTTTTGTGGTCTTCTTTATTGGGTCCTTCTTTTTTGTGGTCTTCTTTATTGGGTCCTTCTTTTTTGGGGTCTTCTCCATTGGATCCTTCTTTCTTGGGTTCCTTCTTCTCTCCTTGTACTTCAAAACCTTCATAAAAGTTGTAGCTGTGTACACTGTATGCATGTCGTTGGTAGGCAACCATGACCACCAACACTCCTACGAGTCCTGCTATTTTGTGAAGAGAGGCAAGGAACACCACAAAGGAGAGAAGGACGAGTCTTCCTAAAGCGGTTTCGGTTAACATGTCGAAAAGACGAGCTTGACTAAGAACGACGACCAAGGCAACAATAGCCGCTATCACGACCATATTCTGTTTCTTTCCCAACCGAAAGTTCATTGGATAATCTATACATTTCCTATATATAATTTTTTTTCGAATCCCCTTTTCCTTCTTCTTCTATGCCAAACAAAAAAAAATTGAAGTAAGAATCCACCAATTATATTCGTATAGTATACCAGAATTTTCCTTTCCTATTATGAAAACCAAAAACAAACCGTCCTCATCGGATGCCTCCACGGAACAAACAGATAGTTCACACACATATACATTAGTTAAAAATTTGGATACAAAGTGGGTACCTGTCCCTAAACCGATATTGAAATGGGTCGGTGGCAAGACACAAATACTTGAGAAAGTGATGCACGAGTTCCCCACAGACATCCACAACTACCGCGAACCATTTTTAGGAGGAGGCAGTGTTCTCTTTGCGCTCTTGGCGTTCGTGAAAGCTGGACTCATTCGTGTCCGGGGACGCGTGTATGCATATGACGTCAATGCTCCACTGATTCACGTCTACAAAAACATTCAGTGTGCACATGAGGCATTGTTCAACGAAATCCAAAAGCTCTTAGAGGCGTTTCGTGGATGCGGTGGGAACGGAGTGATTAACCGCAACCCTTGTTCCTTAGAGGAAGCCACCGCGTCGAGAGAAAATTATTATTATTGGACAAGGACTCGGTACAATCAGTTGAGTGCAGAAGAGAAATTGTCAGTGGTTGGGTCAGCCATGTTCATCTTCTTGAACAAAACATGCTTCCGAGGGGTGTTCCGTGTGGGTCCGCATGGATTCAATGTGCCGTACGGTCACTACGCTCAGCCAGAGATTATCAACCGGGACCATCTTGAGGAAATTCACCTCCTGATTCAACCGGTGGTGTTTGCATGCAGTGACTTCAGTACAGCATTGGACATCGTCGAGTCAGACGATTATGTGTACTTGGACCCCCCTTATGCACCTGAAACGGTGACATCCTTCGTTGGTTACACGGAGAACGGGTTCAACCTTGACCAACACCGCAATTTGTTCCGATGTGTTCACGGGTTAACCCAGGACGAAAGAAAAGTTCTGTTGAGCAATGCAGATGTGACACTCGTACGAGAGGCCTTTGCAAGTGGTGCGTATGAGGTTACGTCCATTTTGTGCAAGCGTTCTATTCATTCAAAAAATCCAGAATCGAAAGCAAAAGAAGTATTGATTAAAAATTATTGAAAGGAAAGAATATGAATACATTATGTGAATAATTGAAATAATGTGAATAAATTTGGATTCATAATAGCCACTGGTCAAAGCGCTCAAAGTAATTGCTCTCATCACCAAACAACACGGAGATATGATGCTCAGCAAAGATAGTGTTCAAAATAATGTATTTTTTTTGGGGGGACACCAGTTTCTTTTGGAGAAATGAGCTCACACAGAAACCATAGTGAACCTCAAATTCGTTGCCGAGCACCAGTTCATATTCCCTCTTCAAAGATGGACCACTCCATAGTTTGGTCTCCACCGACCCAAACCTGTTTTGCTCTTTCTTTTCCAAAATCTTCACAATTTTCTTTCCATTGGTGTAGGTAATGACGTAGGCCTCGTCCGGGCAGCGAAAGATGTCGATGTTGTAGGTATGTTGCATGTACGTTTTAAATCCATTTTGCATAGCGAATACAATGGTTCTGTCCTCGCATTTTTTTTCTAGGTAGTAGCCAAAGTCGGCTTTCTTGGAGAGTACATGCTTCACATATCCCGCTTCTAATAACCTGGTCTGGTTGTTGGTCTTTTCTTCAAATTTTTTACCAAAATAGTTTGTATTGGCCCCGCCTGCCCCTGTACCTTTGTTTATCACAACTTTCTCTCCAACAACGTTCTCCACAAGTTTCTCTTCCACTTCCACATTGTCTATCAATTTCTTCACAACGTTCTCTACAACGTTCGACACGATGCTGTCTACGAGGTTCTCTTTCTTTGACCGAGGTTTGCGCCCAGGAGCTTTCTTGGCTTTGGCTGCATGAGGCAGAGGGGGGTCAAGTACAGCGTCTTCCATATGAATAGGGATATAGAATATGGGTATGGATATGGATATGAATGGATTGCGAAAGAAATTCTGTGCACGACTTTCAATTTTTTTTTTGGGAAAGGACAAGGGACGCAGCAGAGAGAAAGTCCAGGATTTATTTCCGTTTGTTTAACAAAATATTATCTTGATTTTTAATAAGAAGAATGTCTTTAGCAATGTTTGCCGCCCCATTTGATGATAATTCGAATATAACGTTGCCGTCGGATTCGGAGAGTACAGATGCCCTGAATCAGAAGCGTCACAAACGAACACAAAGAAAGTATCCCAAAATCGAAAATTTTGACAACAACAAGGTGAATTCGGTGCTGCAGAAGTTGCACGAAAGTACACACGACGAGGACGACGAGGACAACGACATGAACAAAATAGAGTTTAACCCTCCTCCAAAGCCTGAATCCGCGGGGGTGCAGAAAACCATTCCGAAAACGGATAGCTTCGTAGGGATGACATTTGGGAAGGCTCCTATGCCCACTTATGGTGGGAGTGACAATTTAGACCTCAATGACTACAAGAATTATGGTGATGCAAAGACCAACGAGGAGTATTATAAACGCGTGATTCCAGGATTCAATCCACAACAACAACACGTTGGGCGCCCGTCATTTGATAGTTCTTCCTCCTCAGATGTCTTGATGCAAAAGTTGAATTATATGATTTCTCTCCTCGAGGACCAACAAGACGAGAGAACTAGCAATGTGACCGAAGAAGTCATCTTGTATTCCTTTTTAGGCATTTTCATTATTTTCATTGCCGACACCTTTGTACGTGCGGGCAAGTATGTGCGGTAAATAAAAGTAAAAAAACAAAGATAAAGATATAAGTATTATAATATAATTTGAGTATATTATATTACACATAATGGGTTACGATTATTATATACTAAAGGTATTGCACATTTATTGCAATGACCAAGACCTGTTTCAAATTGAACTGGAGAGACAAGGATGTAACTACCGTCTTCCATATAAGAAAGCCGATCACCATGACAATTATGGCGATGTTCTGGCTGCGTATAAAAAGCAAGCGCCAATGTCTCCTATGACAATATACACCAACCATCGTTTCAGTAACTTGAATTTGGAAACGAAATATAGAACGCTCATAGAGTATGCGTTGCATCAATACGACAAGAGCTGGAGAGACATCACCTGTGTAATGAAGGTGGAAGAACGACTGGAGACATAAAGATATTTATTGTAACTATCATTTTCTGGAAAATCAAAATATTTAATAAAAACCATTTAAACCAAACACGGTATAGTAGAATAACAATGATTAATTATCTGATTATCCACAACAAACACGAAGGTTGCTACGACTTTCACTGCTACCAAGACGAGGCAGCACGTATTCGTCTGACCTCCATTACGATTAACCCGCCTAAAATCTACATGTTCAAGACCCGTGATGAAGCCCAAGATTTCTTCGAGGAATACATCAACGACGTGGACTGCATCGACATTCGATGCAAACGTGGCGACGACGTAGAACACATTGATTACTGCACATGCGGTGTCATTGAGTTAGACGACAAGGGTGAACCGATTCTCTTTTACAACAAGAAGAACCAGATTTTTCTGTTAGAGCAGAGCCCGCAACTCTTCATGCCCAACCAAGACGTGAAGAACGACATCCGCAACTTGAACTTGACCAACCGGTTGATTCGCAAATGCAAAAGCTTGGGACGTGAGCAGCGAAAACGCTACATTGAGCTTGGCAAGTACTGTGAGGAATGTAACCTTGGTGGCGGCGGAGATTTGGCGTCTGATTCGAGTGACGACGATGAATCCGACAAACCAACAAAGAAACAACGCGATACATCGTCGGGGGAGAATGTGGTGCTTTCCGGTCCCATTCCGATACCCATGACCTTGCCTCCCGTCCCTACCAATCCCATTCACCTCCCTCCTGCTCCCGCTTCGTATTCCTCGGTTCACGTGATGTCTTCTTCTAAGCCAGCAACAGCAACAGCAACTGAGGAAGAGCAGAAACCCAAAGCAGGACGCAAGAAGAAACAGGTTGACCCGGATGCCCCCAAAACACCCAAAGCTCCTCGCAAAAAGAAGGGTGAAACACCAACCAACTAATTAATCATCAAGACCTTATTTGATGCAAATGTCGGATACGCAAAATTATAAAAAAAGTAGGCGGTGGGGCTTCTCACCAGCGGCTCTGTTTTCTGCATGATGTTGCTGACTATTTGGTTGTTATGCGACACGTCTTCAACAGCCGCAAAGCCGAAATAGTTTTCTGCAGCAATTTTCCAAAAACTTATTTTGAAACCCTGGACAAAGAGGTTTGCGTCGCAATCACAAATGGATGCAAAGCAACTAAGTACCTCCATTCCTTTCTCCACCTGCACGCAAGACTTTCGAAAGAAATAGCAGGCGACAATGGTGTCATCGCAAAGGATGGCATACACAAAGACATTCTTGGTTTTCATGAGTTCCTGCACATTCTGCATGGCCACGCTAATAACAATATCAAATTTATTGCTATTAACGCTCACAAAGTCGTATAAGAAACGAAAATTCTGTTGGTTGACTTCCAACAGCTTGAACGGTGGGGACAAGTCAGGAGGTTTGGTCCATGTATCGACCGGAAACCCATAGGTCGTGTACACACACAATGGTACGATTCCGGTCAATTCCTCTTCTCTCTTGAAGAGGGAAACAACAATGTTTTTATTGATGTGTCGTTGGTTGTAATGATGTGTTTGAATCAATTGAGGGGCAATTCCTTGTTTACGATGTTGTTTGCTCACACACAAGTAGTCGACATAATAGGCTCTCATGTGCTGGGGTTTCGGCTCGCAATGGATAACAATGTCCAAGGGGCGAGACGTAATCAATCCGATGCAAGTACGGTCATCAATGGTAGTGCCTTTTTTTAAGTTGAGCATAAGGGTGTGATGGTAATAGAATGTTGCAAACGATTTGTCGTTGTGACCGATGAAGTAGGGAAGGATGTGTTCTGACCGAGGAACAAAGATGTTGTCTTTGTTTTGCAAGTAATGCACACGAATGAATTGTGTGAGCCGTTGTTGCTGCCAAGGCGTCAACTTGGAGAAAACGATGGTCTCGATGTCTTTGAAATTAGTGTATTTATTGGATTGAGGGAGAGAATCGTCGATGATGCCAGGGGGGCGAATCATGTAGCCAAGGTCGTATACGTGAAACACCGGTTGTTTTACCCAGAAGCCATATTTCAGACGGATATAGATGTACACTACCAAGGAAATAAGCATTCCAAAGCATAAAACGTAAGATAGGTATTCGAACATGAGTGAAACAATTCAATCAATGCAATATGTATCTTACTGATAAACTTTTATGGTCGTCTTCAACGAACACACATTTTATGAGCGGAGAGGTCGAAAGTAGTTGGTGATTTTATTGCTCTGCACTGCGCGCTTCCTTAGAGCGCATCTCTCCTCTGCTTCCGCCAAAATCCGCAAGGCCGCCGATTTGTCTCCGTAAATGCCAATGCGTACCATTTTGTTCTCTAAATCCTTGTAATGTTGGAAGAAATAACGCACGCGTTTGAGGAGATGGCTATTTGTCAAATCGAACACGTCTTGGACGGCAGCCATAGTAGGGTCAATTTGTTCGACGGGACAGGCTAGCAATTTAGGGTCGTTACCAGCGTCGTCTTCTGTCTCCAAATAGCCTACCAACCGGCACTTCACTGAGGAACCTGGGAGCAAAGCATCGTCCATCAGGACCACAACGTCCACTGGGTCCCCATCCTCGCTCAGCGTGTTGGGTATGAAGCCATAATTGAAAGGGTATTTCATGGGCGTGTGCAAGACACGGTCGCAGACCAACCTATGTCGTTCCTTGTCGTATTCATATTTGATGTGACTTCCTTTGCTGATTTCAATGATAACTTCAATGGACATGATGAAGATATTATTGTGCAATGTTTAAATGGTTTTTTGTATTTTTCTCTCTGTCTTTCGTACCCTGCGGATTCCTTCCTTCCTTCCTTCCTTCCTTCCTTCCTTCCTTCCTTCCTAATAAGGTTTGGTGAACACATATAGGTATTGGTATTCGTAGGCACATTTCACCATGTCAATCTTGGCATGCAACACAAACCCAGCATCTTGTGCCATGGCAACAATGGTGGGCAAGTCCTCCATGTACATCTTCTGCTCTTGTTTGCGTACACGTCCATCGTGGAATTTGAATTTCTCGTCGAACATCGCAAGGTCATTCGATTCTTCCAGCTTAAAGTCCGCGTTGTAGACGAAATCGTTGAAGGTGACCTTGGTGTTCGTGATTCTATCCTTGGCATACCTTTGAGGAGAGACAATGTACAAGGGATTCCCTGGTGGCAAGATGGGGTCGAACTTGTACCGGTCGACCAAATGCACCACCAAATATCCACCAGGCATCAACCAGTTCATGCAATTGGTGAAGAAGCGCATCTTGTCCTTGAAGTAGTAGATGGTAAAGTACATGCACAGAATATGGGTCACGGAATTGGCAGCGAACAAATAGCCGTCCAATCCATCTGCGACCATGAACTTGTCCCGCAGGTTGGGGTAATGTTCTCTCGCTTTCTCAATCATAGCGGGAGAGATATCCACTCCCACTGCATCCAAATGCCGATTCTGCAATGCATTCACGTGATGACCCGTCCCACATCCAATGTCCACAATGACACTCTTTTCTGTCGGATTGGAGCTATTCAATATGCTACCCACTTCATACTCGTTCTTGGTGACGTTGTATACCAAGTAATCATAAATATCTGCATAGAAGCTGTCATAAACTTCTTCCCCCTGCTTGAACTCGAAGCTTTTGGATTGCGTGAATCCCTCCTTCGGCGGCATGACCCTCCGGAAAAACACCACGACTATCAGCAAGAGCGCAATAAAGACCAATATCTTTCCACAATTGGAGAGCTTTTTGTAACAGTTCGTAAGGGATTTAGCGAGTTTCATTCTTTTTTTCTCTCTTTCTATATGTATTGTTGCTATTTTTTTTGTGTAAAATTTAATTATAATGTCCTCCGCCACGACCGATTTTGACATCAATGACATTCGAGGAGTTGGCGACTTTAGAGGTCTGTCCTTCTCCAAATTCAAAAAGACGGAAGTGAAGAAGGAATTGCTAAATAGTTTCTTGCATGCCAAGGTGGAACCTGCTTGCTATTGGAGTGCCGAGCTCATTTGTGCGGGGCATTGTGCCGATGTATGGGAAATCATTTTGCTCTTTTTTGGTAAGTATGTGCACCTCGGCAATTCTAATATCGGTATCTATCTGGAAATGCGTATCAATGATTTCAAAACAATCCTCAGCAATGGATACGAAGACAACCCCTTACGCTTGCGCAACAACGAGAGAGTCCGCAAACTGTTCGCCGAAGTGATGTGTGTGCTCTGCGACGCAAAACGTCGTCACAGTTTCGACAACGTGAAAATCAAACCAGACGATATGAACATGCTGACCATTAAGGACAAGTTCAAAGCCCCCTCTGCAGAATACGGTGAGGAAGTGTTCACGAGCGAGGACCCCAAGGAACTGTTTCCGTTCGTAAATGAGTTGGCCTACAGTGTGACGGAATCTGGTGACAACCAAATGAATGCCTGTTATTGGATTGAATGGATATTCGAGTACGAAAGTCGTTGCAAAGCACTCAAAGAGAAATTGCATTGTGAGAGAAGAGCATTTGCAAAAGTGGAAACGAAATGCCAAAAGGACATTGTCTGGATAATCTGGGACGTGTTTCTCAAAGAATCTGTCAAACGTGCGAAAATCATATCCAAGTTGATGAATGCCTTTCTAAGTTTGTTTTGCTTGAAGTATACTGCTGGTTGCCACAAGAAGCGTAAGAATCTGCTCTACCTGGCTGTTTCTCTCCTCTGTGAGGCATTTGTACCTGAAAAAGAAATCATTCGTCATTCCCAACTCGAGCTGGTCAACACCATCAAGCAAAAGATTGATTTGGTATATGGTCAAATCAAGAAAAACGAAGAGTCCACAGGCACCGAATATTTGTTTGTGGGATTGAACTCATCCAATTTAGAAAATACCATCAAAAAACTAGAAGCTATGAATTCGTTTGGAGAGAACTTCGTTCCTCGGTTATAATTCGTTTGTCCCTTTTACAAATCATGGTTACAACCCAATCATGTTATAAATAATATTATTATCTTGTGTAATATTATTATTGGTAGTACTATGCAGCAGACAACCAAACGGTTGAGACAAAACAGAGGCACGCGTAAGCACCATAGCAACGGTTTCGCCGCGTTTCAACGCCAAATCACAGTCAAGTTTTTGGAAATGATTATGATGGTTAAACTGTTTCACTGGAAAACGCACAGTTATGCCACCCACAAAGCCACCGACGAGCTCTATAGTAAGCTAAATGAACATGTCGACCAATTTATTGAAGTACTTCTTGGCAAGTCTGGTTCGAGAATCGACTTGATGAAACGTCACAATATCCGGCTGATGGACTTGCAATCCCCTGAGCGACTGAAAAGGGAAATTCAATCGTTTAAATCATACCTGGTGGGATTGGACAGAGAGAAAGCATTGCAAACGATGAGCAACTCGGATTTGTACAATATTCGCGACGAGATTTTAGGTGATTTGAACCAGTTCCTCTATTTGCTCACCTTCAAATGAATTATTGACGGATTGGATGCGAATTTTCTATTAAAAAATTAATATTGGTTTTTAATATAAATACATAGCATGAGCAACTTTTCGGATTCGACTTCCTTCTTCAATGACAATGACAATGACAATGACATCGGCAATGGCATAGATGTAAATGCATCAACCTCTTCACCGTCCATCTTCAGCAGGTTGTGGGTTGCGCTAACAAGCATTAACGCAGTGACATGGGCTATCATCGTGTTGTTGTTGGCATTCCTGGGATTCAATGTGTTTACCTATTTAGCAAAAGGAACGCAAGACCTCTCGACGCTGTTTGGTGGTATACTGGGCTCTACAGTAGAAGTCTCGGCCATTGGGTCCAAGGCCATTGTAAACAAAACCGCCAGTGTATTGGACACCGGGCTCACTGCTGTGCAGGACGTGGCAGCGAAGCAGACCGGAGCACCGATTGACCAACAGACACCATCGTCTCCACCTGACAACAGTCTCCAACAGGCACTCAACTCGACAAAAGGACGTCAGCAAGAAAAAGAGACACAGGAGTTTGAGGCGGATGCAGCCAACAGTTCTATACAAGGAGGAGGCAAAGCGGGATGGTGTTACATCGGAGAAGACAGAGGGTTCCGTAGTTGCGCACAAGTGGGTGTGAATGATACCTGCATGTCTGGAGAAATATTTCCCAGTCAAGAAATTTGCATGCATCCCAATCTGCGTGCGTAAAATCTATACATATCTATATTATATAGATATCTATAG